ATTGAATCCGTTCGTAAAGGCATGGGATTCATTGATGAAGAGCAGCGTAATTCTATCGGCACCTTAGCGGCTGGCGCACGCCTTGCGTCATCGTCTCCAGAAGCAATGCAATCATGGCTGCAAAACAACGCCAAGGAACTGACTCGCGTCGGTGTTGACCCTAACAGCGTTGCTCAGATGTATCAGCAGAATCCTTCAGGATTTGGTGAGTTTGTTGATCACCTTGGGATGGCTGCTCTTGGTCCGATTGATTACTTCAATGTTCAGGACAAGATGGCTGGTCGTGAAATTGACCGAGGCAGACTGGCAGAGACAATCCGCAGCAATCAGGCTGGTGAAGCACTTCAGGCGAGAGGGCAAAACCTTTCCTATCAGTCAGCAATGACTGGGCACAATATCGCAGCACAACGCTTGGCTCTGGATCAGCAAGAGTTTGGGTTTAAGATGCAGCAAGCGCAGGAAAAGGCTCAGCAGTTGATTAGTGAAGCACCTAAGCTGTCAGTAAACATGGAAAAAGGCATCGAGACGGCTGTAAACAATGCCACAGCATCATCAAACTCAGCCAATTCTATGAGTGCGCTTGCTCAACAGTTCAGAGCAGAAAAACCAACGACAGGTTTGTTCGGTAACGCACAGAACATGTTCGCAAAACTTACCGGAAGCGATACGACATTGCGTGATTTGCGCATCCGCCAAAATGCCCTTGTTAACAGTCAGGTTCTTAAATTCCTACCTCCCGGCCCAGCAACGGATAAAGACGTTGAGATCGTTCGACAGGGTGCGCCAACTGACATGGATAACCCTGAGACGGTCGCAAGATGGCTTGATGCAATGGCAAACCTTGAGCGACGAAACGCGCAGTTTAATGAGTTTAAAGCCGAGTGGATGAGCGCGAATGGCAACCCTGGACAATCGCGTAATGGCGGTCAGATATTGGGGTTGGATGTTAAAAAAGGTGAATCATTGGGGAGTGCCGTTAAGCGGTATATGTCAATGAATACTGACGCAGCACCAGCGCAAGATTCGACACCTTCAGGAGAAACACCGAATCAGGTTGGATCATATACCTCAAAATCAGGCATTCAATTTACGGTGGAATGATGAAAGTAACTGCAAACGGTAAGACATTTACCTTCCCTGATGGTACGAGCACGGAAGATATTGGATCTGCCATTGATGAGTATTTTGCTGGACAGTCTGTTCAGCAACAAACTGTCAGCCAGGATAGCAATGAACCAGCACGTGAAGAACCATCATTGATGCAACAAGCTGGCGATTGGCTCACTGGTGGTCAAAGTGCAGGGCAAATTGCAGAACAGGCTGGTCGTGGTCTGGTAAACATACCATTTGACGTATTGCAGGGTGGCGCAAGTCTGATTAATGCAATCAGTCAGGGGCTTGGTGGTCCAAAAGTATTGGATGATGTCTATCGTCCAGTCGATCGACCGACAGACCCTTATGCGCAAACTGGAGAAACAATTGGCGGGTATTTAGTTCCAGGAGTTGGAACGGCAGGAAGCATGGCTATTGGATCACTGGCAGAGGCCGCAAATCAGAAAGGCGATTTCGCACAAAATGCAGCAAAAAATGCCGGAGTTAACCTTGCCGCTCAGGGGGTTCTTTCCGCAGCAGCAAAGGGAATAGGGCGTGGAATAACGGCTATAAAAGGTGATATTGCGCCAGAAGTAGCGAAGAAAATTGCCACATCAGAATCGATGGGCGTGACACCAATGACATCTGATGTTATCCCGCCGAAAAATGCTTTCACTCGCGGCCTTACTCAGGATGCCGAGGGGGCTTTGCTCGGGACAGGCTCAAAGCGAGCGGAGCAATATGCAACGCGTAGTAAGCTGGTAAGCAATTATTTTGACCGTTTTGGTGAGTACAACCCTGATGATGTGGTGAAATCTCTGACCACCACGTTAAGGGGGAGGAAGGATGCCGCTGGCGCTGTTATCAATGACGTCACCAATAAAATGGGTAATGCCGCAGTTGATACCACAAATACCATGAATGCTCTGAATACAGCGATCGCAAGACAGGAACGGCTTGGGACGTCTGCCAATCAAAGCCTGCTTACATCCTTGCGTAACCTACGTGAAGAATTAGCAAACCCTGCAACTGATTTGGATGTTACGTTTGATCTCTTGCGTCAGCACAGAACAGCATTTAGATCTAATGTTCAGGGAGATGCTATGGTCTTCCCCAACCAGGCAAAAGCAGCTACCAATATGGTAGAGAATGCAATGTCAAAAGACCTTCGTAACGCAGTTGCAAAAAACCTCGGTGCGTCAGACGCAGCAAAATACCTTAAAGCAAATTCCGATTATGCAAACGTTTATAATAAGGTGCTTAATAAAAACATTGCCAACAAGCTCAACAAGGCAAGCAGTGAAGCCAGTCCTGAACTTATAAATACCGTTGTATTAAGCAGAAAACCATCTGACGTGAAACGAATCTGGAGCGCACTGGATGATAAGGGGAAAGATGCTATGCGTGCAGCTTACGTCAGCAAAATAGCGGAAAAGGCCGGGGACTCTCCAGCCAAGTTCATCACTGAAGTTAATAAGCTGAAATCTCAGTCAGGCGGTGAAATTTACAACACTATTTTTTCTGGAAAGCACATGAAAGAGCTTGATGCTCTTCATGAAGTTCTACAGCAAACAGCAAGGTCAGACACCGCAAATGTAGTAACTCAGACGGGGCAATCGCAAGCCAACAGGATAAGGACGATTGGCGCAACTGCGACCCTTGGCGTATCAATGGGGCTTGAGGCTGGTTTTGGTGCAATGATGCGCTTGTATGAGTCTAAAGCAGCAAGAAACATGCTTCTCCGCCTTGCAAACGTCAAGCCTGGAACTCCGGCATATGAGCGAGCGTTAAATCAGGCTGCTAACGCCGTTCGCCCTCTCCTAACTAACGAAGCTACCAGGCAGTAGAAATGAACGCCAAGGAAGGCTATTTAATTCTCTTTTCAATGGCTGCAATTATTGCTTTTCCTGATGTTTCAGGAGATTTTGTAGCCATATAAGACGAAAAAATCATGTCGGTCATTCTTTCATAACTTACTATTTCCCACTTAGCCAATGCATGGGACAGTTTGTAGTTGTCATCAGTTAGTGCCCTTATGGAATTTTTTAAGTGTTTATTCTCTTCAGTTAATCGCGCAATTTTTGTATCAATTTCATGTGAGCGATCTAATTCCTTAACCTGTTTCTTGAGGGCAGCTAACCCTGCATATAGTACGCAACAGGATATCCCAAGAGCGAGTACTACTATTTCTAACACACCAACCTCCTTAGTTTTTCGCAGGATACCAGATGATACTTTATTGGTGGAGTGGTGTGTGAAAACGTGTCAACGACAAACCATCCACAACTTGGACGAATGATTTAGCAAAAAGTGCTATTTTTGGTGTTTGGTGTCATAGAAAAGTGAATAGCTCACTTTTCAACATTGCATGAAACTTGCAGGAAATGTGACATTACCTTATAGGTAACTTCGGCGAAAATGCAGTAAATGTGAAACGTAATGGTTTAAACATGTCGCTAAAGTGGTTGTAAGTTAGCCTCCGAAGGATTGCTGATAGCTTTGTTATAGTATTAAATGACATTTGACATAGTTGGATACTTAGCTGTGGCTATCAAGATGGAGGTGTGTTCATGCTTACTTGTTTTGATGTCGCCGACTACTTCCTGTCGCGGTGTGACGAGGATAGCGGTGACACAATCTCTAATTTAAAATTACAAAAGCTTGTTTACTATGCTCAGGGTTTTTCATTGGCGTTGCTTGGCGAGCCTCTTTTTCAGAATAAGATGGAAGCTTGGATGCATGGCCCTGTTGTCCCTGAGCTTTATCGCCGTTATAAACAATATGGTAATGGCGCTATCCCTTCTCCAGAGTCTTTTGATGCTGAAAAATTCAGCGAAGAACAGTTAGAGCTATTAGAAGAAGTCTGGGATGTTTTTGGGCAATTTTCTGCCTGGAAACTGAGGAACATGACACACGAAGAGTCACCATGGAGATCAAACTATATTGAGGGTGTTGGTGGTTCTGAAATTAGCTCTAAGGAGATGGCAGAGTACTTTGCAACTCGGATTAACTAACGAGATGGCAAGAAAATCTAAAAGGATTATCCCCCCTGCTGAATCTACAGGTAAGTTAAAGTTAGGGCCGCAGTCAGGGGGGAATTCAGATCAAAAGAAACCGAAATTTTCATTCTGTTACATCCAAAGCTCTCACTGCATAACGAAATGCCAAAAAGATGAGAAAGCTGGCTTAGCTGATAAATTATACAGATTAAGTCAACTAACATGGGCAGAGATTAAGCAGCAAGGTAGGCATAAGCTTGGATTTGAGAAGATTGCAAGGGGTGCAATTAAAGCAGGTATCCCCAGTCATATAACGGAAGACGTAGATCATTTCTTGGCTTTTAGATTTGATGATTTGAAAGCCATGGTTGGTTATCGTCTTGGATCGACATTTTTTGTTATATGGCTTGATAGAGAGTTCAACCTATACAAGCACTAATAAAACCCACCGTCAGGTGGGTTTTTTGTACAAATCCTTCAGCGTATCAAACACCATCTTCTTAACAAGATCTGACTGCTCATCAGCGAGTCGTTCTGCATCGTCACGATATCCAGTCACAGGCGATGGTTTTGATAGAGCATCTTGGACGATTTGTAACAACTCGGAGTTCATTGATCTCCCATTCGCCTCCGCCCTGAATTTTAATTTCTCCCTTACTTCCATAGGCATACGGAAGTTAAAGTGCGGATCATCTCTAGCCATGCCATCACTCCAAGTTAGTGTATTGACATGATAGAAGCACTCTACTATATTCTCAATAGGTCCACGGTGGACCTATATTGTGAGGTGAATATGAAAGGAATGAGCAAGATGCCGCAGTTCAATTTGCGGTGGCCTAAAGAAGTATTGGATTTGGTACGCAAGGTGGCGGAAGAGAATGGTCGGTCTGTTAACTCTGAGATTTATCAGAGAGTAATGGAAAGCTTTAAGAAGGAAGGGCGCATTGGCGCGTAAAGTGGAAGCCCCAACTGCGGGAACAGTCAGGGCTTCGGTTGTCAGTAAATCCGTGGAGAAAAACCAACATGAATAGTATAGCAATTTTAGAAGCAGTGAACACCTCTTACGTACCATTCAACGGTCAGCAAATTATCACCGCCATGGCTGCCGGAGTTGCATACGTTGCGATGAAGCCAATCGTTGAAAACCTTGGAATGAGTTGGGGTACTCAGCAACAAAAACTTATGAAACAACTAGATAAGTTCAACTGTATTCATATGAATATGGTTGCCGCTGATGGGAAGCTTCGTAAGCTACTCTGCCTTCCTTTGAAGAAGTTAAATGGATGGCTGTTCAGCATCAACCCTGAGAAAGTTCGAGCTGACATCCGCGATAAACTGATTCAGTACCAGGAAGAATGCTTTACTGTACTGCATGACTACTGGACAAAGGGAAAGGCAGAAAATGCACGTAAGAAAACATCTGTTGATGACAGGACTCCGCTTCGTGATGCTGTAAATATGCTAGTCAGCAAAAAGCATCTAATGTACCCAGAAGCTTACGCAATGATTCATCAGCGTTTCAATGTGGAAAGTATTGAAGAGCTTGATGCATCTCAGATACCGCAAGCCGTAGAGTACATCCACAGGGTAGTGCTTGAAGGTGAGTTCATCGGCAAACAAGAGAAGAAAACCAACGAGCTTTCTGCAAAAGAAGCAAGCAGCCTTGTATGGCTATGGGATTATGCCAACCGCTCACAGGCATTATTCCGCGAACTGTATCCGGCGCTGAAACAAATTCAATCGAACTATTCCGGCAGATGTCATGACTGCGGTTATGAGTTCTCCCGTATTATCGATATAGCGAGAGACGTTTTAATCAATCACTCACGAGATGTTGATATCAATGAGCCAGACGGACCAACGAATCTTTCCGCATGGATGAGACTTAAGAATAAAGAATTACCTCCTTCAGTACATAACTACTGACAGATAACCAACGCAACGACCCAGCTTCGGCTGGGTTTTTTTATGCCCAAAATTCACCGTAGCCATGCTGCGGCGATTCCTTGTATCTGGAGCAAATTAAATGACAGATTCAATAAATGCCAATGTTGTAGTAAGTATGCCATCGCAACTCTTCACTATGGCTCGTTCTTTTAAAGCAGTTGCCAATGGCAAAATTTATATCGGTAAAATTGACACTGACCCGGTAAATCCTGAAAACCAGATTCAGGTTTATGTAGAAAACGAAGATGGTTCTCATGTTCCTGTTTCGCAACCAATAATCATTAACGCTGCTGGTTACCCTGTATATAACGGACAGATTGCCAAATTCGTAACTGTGCAAGGCCATTCTATGGCTGTATATGATGCATATGGCGTACAGCAATTTTACTATCCAAACGTATTGAAGTATGACCCTGATCAGTTAAGGCAGGAGCTTGAAGGAGATAAAGGTTTTTTAATCCCTGGTGGTCAGCAGGAAAGATTTTATGACCTACGCGCATTTGTTGAGCCAGGAGACCCAGCAGCTCCAGACTACACGCAGGCTTTCAAACGCGCCATCGCCTCTGGTAACGGACGAGTTTTTGTCAACGTTCCAGTGGAATTTACAGAAGATCTGACTATCCCGGCGAAGTTCCGCGTAGATATTGGTGAATGTGGTTATCTGTACACTAACTCAGCAAAAGTACGCATTGAAGGATTTATCAATACTATCGGGGGTAATGATCCGTATCGCGGTTACATCCATCCATTTGGCGTTGACTCGTCAACAGTGGCGGGTATTTACACGATGCCTGTAACACTCATGGTTCCGGAAGATTACCGGACCATTCAGGAAGCAATTGACGATATCCCAAATAATTATTGGCAGAGAATTATTATCTCAATTGCACCAGGAACTTATGATGAAGACATAGTAATCAGAAGCAAGAGGGGGTGCACACCTCTATTCCCACCTAGCGCATCGCAACAAGCAAACATTGTTATAGTAAGTAGAACTACCGACAGAACAACAGTTAATGTTAGGTCAGCCCAGGTATTTTCATGCGGAGGCACACCATACAGCCCAGAGTTGCACGCTTTAAACTTTACAAATAGAACACACAGTGATGAAAATGCTTCAGTTGAATTTTATGGATGCACATCTGGCGCTGTTAATGATTGTTCATTCAATGGGGTAGGAGTTGATAAGTGTATTGAGGCATATAATAGTACAATATCAGTTGAATCATGCGATTTCGGTAACGAAATTAATGATAAAGGGATGGTTGTAAAGCATGGAGGAGTATTAAGCTCAAACTCAACAAGAATAGGACAGGCGCTAAAGCCAATGTCTGGCACACTAAAAAGTTGGGTTGCTGTTTCGATAGGCGGTATCATTATCGGTAATGATTTTGGTATGTGCATTGGTAAAGTTGCGCAAAGTAGGGTTGATGGAGTACAGGTAGGGCTTATAACTGAAACAGCTACAAAATCAATTAATGGAGTAACATCTTCATTTACGCTTGCGACAACAAGGCACCATACTCAATTTCAAGACTATGATAAATTTACCAATAAAGTAACCGGCTCAGGTTCAGGGTTGGAATATTATGCAGAAGGTGGATTAGTTGTAAGAGCGGGGACTGTTGGCGGTACGGCACTTGTAAGATATAAAAGAGAGCGACGGCTTGTATTAAATTATGAAACATTTAACTATCTTGGTTTTGCTGTTGCTTATGGAATTACATCTGGAGTTAATTCACTAAATGGTTTTATAGTTTGTGGCTCCGTGGAATCAGGAAATTACTTTGGAATAAGGTATATAGGAAATGAAGCAAAAGGTATAATATGTAAGGATGGAGTGCAGTCAACGACTACATTACTTAACAGCACAAAAACATATGGGACATGGACGTGCAAATATGTAGGAAAGGGTGACGGGCAGTTAATTATTATGCACAATGATACATATGCTGGTCATATAAATGGAGTTAAGTTATCATCATATGATGGAACATATTTCGAGGCCTACATAACAGACGATAGAATACAGCTATTCGAAATGGATTTTATTGCAAGCGCTTAAATCAATTGTCTGGTTAATTATAAATTGTTAAATGAAAAGAAGGTGGCGTTACACCACCTTCCCATCAAGCCAGTCCGCCCACCACTGCATCATTTCTCTGCGCTTATCGAGATACTGAGCATGGTTGTAAATTCAGCAAACGACGTAATGTGTTTGACAAAAAATTAGCGCAAGAAGAC